AGATTGATGATACTGTCTTGCAGCAGATAGTTGTCGACAAACGTCACCTTGCCGACCTTGAAGCCGTCAAAGTCGACGTTGGTGATCGTGCCGACATCGCCGGTCGGGATAGAGCCAGCCATCTCGATCCACTGCGCCGGCGAGGTGTCCGTGTCGATCAGGATGCGTGCCGTGCCGCTGACACGGATCTTGTCCACGCGCGGATACAGCGTTGTGTAGTCACCCACGATGTCGAGGATGCGGTTGATGATGACCTGCGGGATGGTCAATTCTCCGCCCGAGACAGCACGCAAGTTCTTGAATTTTTCATAAAACTCACGAACTTCCGGGAGTTGGAAATATTCGCCGGTCTCCAGCATCTTGCGGACTTGTGCGATGTGATATTCCTTTGCCACTTGATATTCACCCCTTTGTTGATTTGCCGACCGGTGTTCGTCTGCCGGCGGTTTTGCGTTGAGCTGCGCGAGCTCGGCCTCGAGCTCGGCGATCTCGCCCTGCAGCTTCGACTTCTTCTGCTCGAGCTCGCCCTTCTGCGCTTCGAGCTTCCCGACTTCTTCCTCCACGGTGGCCAGCTCCTCGTCGGTCTGCGCCTCCGTGGCGGCCGCCTCCAGTTCCTCGTTGCGCTTCTGCAGCTCTTCCTCCTGGATCAGGAGTTCAGCCAACGCGTTCTTGCGCTGCTCAATCTTCTTGCTGATCAGCAATTGCCTGAGTGCCAATGTTTCTCACCCTTTCGATGATTTTTCGACGCTTCGCCTCAAAGAGGCGGGCGCGGTGGTCTTCGACTTGCTTACGCCGGGCCTGCACCCCGGTGTCTTCGTAGGCCGGGAAGGTGACGACGCTGACCTCGTGCAGGTCAACCTCGCGGATTGTCCACTTCACGGAGCCGTCATCGCGCCATTCGGTGTCCTCGCGCACGATGTTGAATCCAAAACTGCACTGATCCACGTCCCCGCGCTTCACGCGCTCGTAGAGGTTCATGGCATCCGTATCGTTCGGGTTGATCTTGATTCGGCCCCACAGCCCATAGCTGTCTTCGCGCAGCTCAAGCGTGCCGGACTTGTTCCGCCCCAGGACCAGGCGTGTTTCATGGTTGATCAGCGCACGGATATCGTTCGACAGCGTGTTCGCAAACGAGCCGGGCGCGATTTCCTCGTAGGCGCCCGGCCAAAGCTCCGTCTCGCGGTTAAACACAGCAAAATAACCCTCGATCACCAGCTCGTTGTCACCTTCGGCCCGCGTCTTGAGCTCGGACCGCATGCTCCGAGTCTGACGCGCTTCTCTACTCATCCCCCTCCTCACCTCCTTGCACGAGCTTCTTCTGATCCCCGATCATGCCGCGCGGGATGTAGTTTTCCAGGATGACCAGCTCGTCCAGCCCCTCACGCGGAGACAGCCCGACCCAATCCCGGACCTCGTTTCCATCCATGAGCCCACGGACGAACATCTCCATGCCGATCCGGGACAGTTCGCCGAGATCGTAGGCGTACAGACTGCGGGCCGACAGGCGGAAATACAGGTCCGGCGCGTACAGGATCTTGTTCGTGAGCTCCTGGCCGATGATCGTGCCGATGGAAGCGATCCTGGTCCGGATGAAGTTGTTCATCTCGTCCTTCTTGAATTCGCCTACACCCACGAAAAACGGCGGCACGCCTAGCATGGCCGCTACCGTTCGCTTGTCAATCTGGACGCTCTCGTGGATCGCGATATCCTGCAGGCTGAGCGGTTTCACCGTCTCAATCCGGATTATCCCATCCGGCAGAATCCACGGCTTGCCGCTCTGCCCGCTGCCGATGTATCGTTCGATCAGCTTGTCACGCTCTTCTTCGCTCGAGAATTGGCTCGAGTCCGCATCGACCATCACGATCACGCTCGGTCGCCACTTATCACCCATGAAGGCATTCTTCGTCTTCGCCGCCTGCGCAAGATTCGCCACGACATCTTTGAGGATCAGCCGATACCCGCGACCGCGCCACGGCTCCTGCGGGTCCGGGTTGATCTTGAAATGCAGCACCTCGTCGTGGTTGTATGTTCGACCGTTGATCATGACCTGATAACCAGTCGCCAGCCCAATCGCGTTCTGTTTCGGCGGCAGGATCGTCGCCATGTGCGGCGGAATCGGAATGAGCTCCTCGAGATAGCCATCTGAGCTGAACACCGGAAACACAAAGGCGTTTCCGTCGCCCTCAAGCAGCATGGTGTGCACGATGTGATAGAGCCACGCCTTCCGGGTCATGAGACTGTAAGGCTCAATGTCCACCTTCCGCGAGAGCTCGTTCTGCACTCGCTCATGCCCGCCTTCGACGTTCCGCATGAGGTGGATTGTCATGTTCGACACCATGTCCGCGATCCGGTCGACGGCCATCCGGACCTCAGGGCATTCGGAAAGCCGCACGTACCCGGCTGGCAGTGTCAGGTCATCACCCCGAAGCCAGTATCCGAGCAGTCCCTCGCTGCTTCGCTTCTCGGTCGGTTGCCGCGCCCGCTGTTTCTGTCGTTTGCTCACGCCGACGATTCACCACCTTTCAGCCATTTCTCCTGTGCCTTCGCCTGGTCGGTGTCCTCCAGGTATCGCACACATGCAAAAACCGACGCGTCGAACAGGTCGATACGTCGGTTATCGCTGATTTTCTCGTATTGGATCAAGTCGTCGGTTTTCTCGATGCCGTGGACGTTCTGTACGCAGTATTCATAAGCGTCGGAATGCAGGTAGTAAAGCTTCCCGAGCTTCGCCTTTTGCTCGATCCGGCGGAAGCCCATCGACTTGCGCCAAAAATACTGCGGCTCGTCGACCAGTTTAAAACCAGCTTTCTTCGCGTCCCGGAAAAACTCCGTACTGAATTTCCGGTCGAAGCCGATCTGCTTGATTTTGAAGCCCTTCTGCCGCATTTCCTTGAACCATTTCACGATCTCAGCGTGATTGGTAACAGCGCTGTTCGTCATAGTGAGCCAACCGTCATCCCGCCAACCAAACAACGGAATGCCATCTTCCTCTGCCTTCGTGGTCGCCGCGACGATCGGAAACCAGGCGTGCGTGATGATGATCGCCACGTCCTGGTATTCCCCATACAGTGCGGCCGCCGTGAGATCGTGGAGCTTCGCTAGGTCGGCACCGCCGTACCAGCTGATCGGCAATTTGGCAAGTTCCTCCAGTGCCCAGTTGTACTTACGATCCGACAGACGGAATTCATGAATATCAAAATAGGCGTTCGTTGCGGCCGTGTAGACGTTGAGCGACTTCGCCAAAAAATCCTTCCGCTGCTGCGGGTCGTTCTGCGCCTGCAGCGCGTCATTCATGATATCCTCCGGCCGAATCGTCACGCCGTAGTTCGGGTTCGCTTTCTCATGCTGGATCGGGTTCGTGTAGTCGACGTTCCCGCGCTCGTCCTCATCGGCCTTCGCGATAAACACGAAATACTGTTCATCCCGCACGGTTTTGTCCAAGACCTTTTTGCAGTACTGGAGGCGCTGGTAGCAGAACGACGACATATCGTCGCCAGCCGTCGTGATGCCGATCATGAGCTTGTTCGTGTATGCCTTCATGGCCTCTTTGATGATGTTGTACTGCTTCGGCCGGGTGTAAGCATGCAGCTCGTCCGCGATCGCGATATTACAGTTCAGCGAGTCCTGCCGGTCCGGGTTCGCGGCGAGCGCCTCGATATAGATTGACCCGTCACCGAGGTCGCCGCTGATGCTATGCTCCTGGTTGTTGTTCAGGATCCGGAAGTTTTCTTCTTCACCCATACGTTTGAGGTTAAAGAGGATAAACTCAAACGCCTGTTTCGACTGCTTGAGCGCGTGCGCCGTGATGTAGATTGTGGCACCGGACTTGCGACTGAGCAGCGCAAGGGCCCAAGCAAGCGCAGCAACAAGTCTCGTTTTCCCGTTTTTCCTGGGAATAAAAATAAACGCCTCTTTGTAGCGGCGTTCGTTAGTTCCCCTCTTCCAAAAACCGAGCAGGTTGTAGACGATGAACTTCTGCCACGGCTCAAGCAGGAACGGTTTCCCGCGGAGCGGCGTCCCGTCGAGCGCCTCCCCTTTGTCGTGAACAAAGGTGCGCTCGATGATCTGGATGACGAATTCCGGGTCCTTCGTGCGCAGCTCGTATTCCGGATTCTCAAGGTCGTCCAGAAACCGCTGCGCGGCCTGCACCAACTCCTTGCCGGCGATCTTCCGCCCCTCGACGATGCTCCTGGCGTACTCCAGAACAACGTCAAGGTTCTTCGCGTCACTCAAGGGCCCTCAGCGCTGCTGCCAGCGCGGACTGTTTCTTCGTCTCGATGGTAATACCGTCTATGGTCTTCGGGTTCAGACATAGTCTGTCCGCGTACGCCAGTATGTCCTTCCGGAGGGATTCGAGCGTGGCGACGATCGGCGCCTTCTTCGATCCACCGTCCGCAGTCGGCACTTCGAACGGGTAGCCCTCTGCGGCAAACCGTTCTGACAGTGCGGCGTACTGCTCCCGCAGTTCCGCGTAGATCTCGATGATCGGGTCGAACTCTTTCTTGTATGTCCCGAGCTCCTTCATCGCCCGGATTGTCGATCGTTTGATCGCCGCCTTCGTCTGCTTCGCCATCGTCTCACCTCCCGGAAAAAGTTTCCCAAACCTCGCACTATTGGAAAAGGGGCCGCCCGCCCGGTCCCCAGCGGGCCTATTTCGACCCTTGAGGGGAGGGGGGTGTCTCAGCCAAACTGTATGCTTAAAGCCACGAGACCAAGAAAGACTTCAACGCTCTCTCCGGTAAAGCTGATTCCGAACATGATCGTGGCCGGAAAAAGCACGTAACCCTCAATACG